AGAGAATAGGTATTCTTTAAATTTCATAGAAAATCCTTGTGTAATGCGGTCTGTCCCGCCGTCAAGCGTCTATTCCGCTTTGCCAATGCCCGTCTGTCCGAGCCGTCAAGCGTCTATTCCGCTTTGCCAAACCCGTGTAAGATTGAGTTTCCACACAACAACCGACGGAGTAAAAAATGTCGTCCAACTTATCCTTCATACTTGCCAAAGAGCTTATCCGTAGCGGTTCTATCCGCTTAAACGGCAATACGGCCAAAGGACAAGCCGAAGAATTGGCGGTATTTATCCAAACACTTCATCAAAAACTCGAAGAATCGGGGCTAAATACCGATGACGGCCATTTGATTGAGCTACTTTCGAAGTAATTCAAAGCCTTCTTTCAAACCCAGCGCGATTCTGTAAACCTCATCACTGCCTTTGGCGGCGGCTTTGAGCATCGCCTTTTTAATCAGCCGTCTGTCTTTCTTCGACAGGCGGTTTTTATCTTGCTTCTTCATTTTTTTTCCTTTCTACGGCCTTAGCCAAATCTCTCAATCCGTCCATGATTTGGTATCGCGGATTCTGACGTTCCCCACTTGCTATCTTGTTAATCAACTCTTGAGAACATCCGACAGCTTTTGCAATCTCAAGAGAACTTTTGTATTGCCGTAGAAAAACGACAATTTCCTGTGGTGTCTCTTTCATTTTTTTCCCTTCTGTGGAACTTTTTTATAATTATAAGTACAAAAATACTTAGAAGCAAGTACCAAAGTAATTATTTTTTGTAGTACATTTGTACCTATAACAACATAAGGAATTGCAGCATGAGTGAAATCAAAGACCGATTGAGAGAAGCTAGAAGAAACAAAGGCTTAAGTCAGGCAGGATTGAGTAAGCTACTGGGAGTAAGCCAAGCGTCAATCGCGGCTATTGAATCAGGGCGTAACAAACGCCCAACAAATTTAGTATCTATTGCCAAAGCGTTAGACGTTTCCCCGTATTGGTTGGAAACTGGAAAGGAAGATATGGAGGTTGTTTCAAATGCCACGCCTTTAGGGAAAATTGAGGAATGGGACAATGACACGCCGTTATCTGAGGACGACTGCGAAGCCCCACTGTACAAAGACATCAAATTGTCGGCAGGCAATGGCTTTGCAGACGATATAGAGGACTACAACGGCTACAAGCTGAGATTTTCGCGGAAGACGCTCAGAAAGCATGGAATCAATCCGGCAGACGTTGTTTGCGTAACAGCAGACGGCGATAGCATGGAGCCGGTATTCCCAAGCGGTGCAACACTTGGAATTAATACGGCGGACAAGACGATTAGAGACGGCCAAATTTATGCCATTAATCACGGCGGTTTGCTGCGTACCAAGATTTTGCACAAATTGCCCGATAACAAAGTCAGAATCAGGAGCTACAATCAAGCCGAATATCCGGACGAAGAAGCGAGCCTAGACGACCTGTCTGTCATTGGGCGCGTGTTTTGGTGGAGTGTGATTGTATGATGGATAGAGATGAAGCATACAGAATCAGTTTGCAGCAAATCCGAACAGGCGACGTATCGGCGGCGTGCCGAACGGTTGCTGATTATGAATTATCACAACCGCAACCGCGCGGGCTGTTTTCGGGCGCATCCCCTCAAGAATACTGGGCGCGATACCCTGAGCCGTCAGACGTTGAAATCTTAGAGTCTATATTTTCAGAAACCCCAGAGATGCTGGGCAAAATCAGCGATGATGATTTAAATGCCGCGCGTATCATTACCGCGTTTAACTTCATTTGGGGGCTAAGCCAAATCCCTAAATGGCTTTATCGACATGAATTTGCATCATCCAATCTTTCCGATTCTGCCGTCCCTTTAATGTTGCTGTTCCGTGCAAAATCACGGCAGGAGCTTAAACAATACGAAGAGGTTGAGATTTTAGGCTGCCCTGATAGTTGCAAGTTTTGCAAATCGCAAAGCGGCAAGACATACAGGTCGTCTGAAGCCCCTGTTTTGCCCCATGCACAATGTACGCACAAATCAGGTTGCCGATGTTGCTACCTGCCAGTTATCTAAATATAGCCCGCGCAATGCGGGCTTTCTCATATCCGAAATAGGAAATCAACAAGCTACTTCCTTGACTTTATCCTTTTATCGTGATTCAAAAATCATCAAGCCGCCTTTGTTGGCGGTTTTCTTTTGTTGCTTATAAGTACAATTAAACTTAAAAATATAAAAAATAAATTCTCTTTAAAATCAAATACTAGATATTTTTAATGCCTTTTTAAGTATTTTTGTACTTTACAGGATTCAAGTATTTTTGTACTATACACACATCGAAGCAAAACACAGTTCTTTAACAAATTGAAAGCGTAGTAACCGCCCTTCAGGTAGGCGAAAGCCGATAGGAAGACATGGATAGGCATGGGGGAAGTCGAACAAACGGTTACAGGCGATAGGCGGCCTAAAAGATAACGGCCTATGACGGTAAATTTTTTTAAACACTTGATAAACAAGGAAATACGAAATGGAAATTAAGACGTTTGAAATAAATAGCCCTGCTGATTTGCAGATGATGCTTGAAAATATTTTAGCAAGCCAGGAAAGCAAACAACAGGCAGAAGAAGAACCATTGCCGCCTGTAACAGTTACAGAGGCAAAAGGCATTAATGACTACGCCATTGGCAAGGAAGTGATTATCCGCACTTATTCCGCAGGCGTTTGGTTCGGCGTGTTGAAACAAAAAGCAGGCAATGAAGTGATTTTGACTAAGGCACGCCGTATGTACAAATGGTGGGCAAAGGAATCAATCAGCCTGTCAGGTGTCGCACGACACGGCATCAAGCAAGACGACAGCAAGATTTGCGGCGAGCTTGAATCAGTATGGCTTGAGGCGATTGAGATTATCCCGGTAACAGGCAACGCAGCCGAATCAATCCGTACCGCGCATGAGGTTGCTCAATCATGAGCTACTTAGATAAGCCAATTAAACATGGCAACGGCTACGGCAACGGCAACGGCAACGGCGACGGCTACGGCGACGGCAACGGCGACGGCTACGGCGACGGCAACGGCTAAATTTTGAACAGCCCCTTTCACAGGGGGGCTTATTTAAGCGGCTGGAGACGGTTGCTTAAATAAGCAAGGCCAAATTATCGGTAGATAGGGTGAGCAATGCCAAAACGAGGGCACAAGGCTTACTGCCTAGCAACACCACAGGCAAGCAAGGGCAACGGCACGGAGAAACATTAAGCCCCTTCCTCTACCGATACCAAACAAGGAAACGACAAATGCGAATCTACGAAACAAGCCGCCCTGATTGGGGAATGGACGAAATGTACCGGCGCGAAGAATTGCGAGACGCAGAAATCGAAATTGAAGAACGCCAAGAAGAAGCCAACAGGAAGAATTTTGAACTATTCCGCGAGCGAATCATGCAACACGTCATCAAGGAAGCCCACGAGTTTCGCAAATGCGCCATCGAATGTGATGAATTGGGATACTCGCAGAATGATGGCGAATGGCGGACTTGCTTGCTAGACGGCGCGGAATTTCTCGAATTGAGTAGCAATAAGTACGAGAACGAAGAAATCAAAGACGCGCTGATTTGGGCAACTCAATCAAATCACGCTGATTTGCGAGTAAGCAAAATTGATGAACTGGCAAACCAATGGAAGGAAGCGGCATGAAAGCATTAACCCAACACCTTACAGACGAAGGAAGAAAAATGACAAATGTTGACTTAATAAAAAAAGAGGGCATCAGAATCTGTCGCCGAATCCCTCGACAAGTTCGGGTCGAGCTAAATCAAGCAGTTAAAGATGGCATTTTATGCCACCTACCCAAAACAAAACTCGCAAGAGAAATTTACTGCACCCCAGAACTGGTAAATAAAGCCACTGAAATGCAGAAACAAGAAGCTGAACGCACGGCACAAACCCTGCTGACCGCTTTTGCATAAACAATCATAGGCCGTCTGAATATTCAGACGGTCACACAAAGGAAAAAAAATGAAATACGCAATCAGAACAGTTTTAGCCGTGTCAGCCATCACGGTTGCCGCTTACAGCTTCCCCGGCAAAACAGAGAAGCCGGTAGAGCCTGAAACAATCAGCCAAGAAGCACAAATTGAACAAGCGTATGAAGCCATGCCGGACGAAGTAAAGGTCATGGGAGACGCGGAGATTAAGCCATGCACATTTTGACAGGCTGTTATATAGCCAATAGCGCAAATGTACGAACAACTGAATGCCGGCGAAAGAATGCACGGCGACGCGGAGGTTAAATAATGTTTGCAGTATTTGGTAAGTCAAAGAAAAAAGAGTTTGAAAATTCGTTCAATAAACTTGGCGTAAAAATTAAAGATGAAGAAAAGTCTTTTGCGAAAGATACAGGCTGCTATCAAATTTCAGGCGACTTTTCGTCCGAAAAGATAGCTATGGATTTTGTGGAGCTTTGCAAGGGGCGAGAAGATTTTATTCGACCTGTTTTCATCGCAATTCTTAAGCCTAAAGTCGACAAATACGGCAATGAAAAGCTGGATAAAAAAACTGGTAAGCCGTTAATGAGATATTACAAACATAGGGAGTTGCCGAAATGAGCTACCACCAACCATACACAATGAACGGCAACCGTTCGGCAAAGGTTAAAGGCTTTATGGGCTTGCCGCGCAGCCTGAACGCAGTCATGCGGGCGCAGTTGCAAGACGTTCAGGTCTTCAAAACCGAAAAGGCAGCGGTTGAAAAGTATTTCAACAAATTCTTAGGAAATTAAAAATGACACATCCAGCAAAAACAAACGCAATGGCGATTAAACAATTTTTCGACAGCGACGCAGCCAAACGAAAAATGCAAGAACTCATTGGCAAAAACTTTGCAAGTTTTGCAACATCTGCCATGCAGATTGTCAACTCAAACAGCCTGTTACAAAACGCAACTCCAAAATCAGTGTTTAACGCAGCTTGCATGGCGGCAGCGCTGAATCTTCCAATCAACAACAGCTTAGGCTTTGCATACATCGTCCCTTTTCAAAACCGAAAAGGGAACGTTACAGAAGCGCAGTTCCAGCTTGGTTACAAAGGCTTCATCCAGCTTGCACAGCGAAGCGGACAGTTTAAGCGAATCAACGCCTGCCCTGTTTATGACACAGATGTAGAAGAAGATGTTTACCAACGCTTGACATCTCTCATCCCGCGCAAACCAAGCGGTCAAATCATCGGTTATATCGCCTATTTCCAGCTTTTGAATGGCTATGAGGCGAATCTGACAATGACGATGGAAGAATTGGAAGCACACGCCAAACGATACAGCCAGACATATAAGCGCGGCTTTGGCGTATGGGCTGACAACTTCGAGGCAATGGCGAAGAAAACAGTTATCAAGCTGTTACTTTCCCAACAAGCCCCACTGTCAATCGAAATGCAAAAGGCGGTTTTAGCCGACCAGGCAATCGTAAAAGACGTTGAGGCCGAAGAGTTTGAATATATCGATAACCAACCACTGCCGGCAGAAACACCAAAAATGGCGGTTTCCGATGAAATGTTTGAGCAACTCAAAGAAAACATCAGCACCGGCGATATTGATATTCAGACAGTCTTAGACGGTTACGACTTGTCAGAAGAGCAGAAAGCGGAATTGGATAAATTATGAAAATCAGATGTTCATCAATCCACAAAATCATCGGCGAACCAAAAAGCAAAGCCGAAAAAGAAGCCAACGGATTAACACAGACAGCCAAGTCTTACGTTATCGAACGCCTGAAAAATGAATATTCTGGCTTCGAGAGCTTCACAGGCAGCAAGGAAACCGAAAAAGGGTTATTGCTTGAAGATGAAGCAATCCGTTGCAGCGGCCTGATTCGTGGCTTGATGTACAAAAAAAACACCGAACGTCGGGTCAATGATTGGATTACAGGCGAATGTGATATTTACGATCCGAAGCGTAAAACAATTATTGACACAAAATGCTCATGGGACATCGGTACACATCCATTCTTCCAAGAAGAAGCTGAAGCAAAAGCAGAAAAGGCTGGCTATGGCTGGCAAATGCAAGGCTACATGTGGCTTTTCGATTGTGAAAAGGCTGATATTGATTTTTGGATTTTCCCAACGCCCGAAGAGCTTTTAAAGCCTTATGACGATGTAGCTAATTTGGTCGAAGCGGTTGAGCGTCTGCCGTTTGAAAAACGACTGACAACAATAACAGTGTACCGTGACGAAAACGCAATCAACCAAATCAAGCGAAAAGCAGAGGCGTGCTTTGAATATGCCGAAAAATTGAAACAGGAATTTGAGAAAGGTAAACAATGCTGAATAAAGTAATCCTCATTG